ATCAAAACAATCAGGAACACCAGTTGGTGATATCATTGAAATTAATGGTCTAGACGACAGTGCAGCAATCCAAGTAGGACAGCAACTAAGAGTTCCGGGTATTAACCAAATTGGTGCAAGTCCGGCAACTCCAGGAGCAACAAGAGGAATCGATCCAAAAGATAACTATAGCAAAGACGACTTCGAAAGACTTGTAAACCAAGGAACAACTGAAGAGTTTAATGATATTAAGAAATTAGCAGGGCTATAATAGTCCTGTTATAAGTTTTTTAAGTTTTTCTTTAAAAAAGACTTGACTTAGTTTGTAAAGTACAGTATACTTATAACTGTGCTACAAACAATTAGGCACAGTGTAGAAATACACAATAAGCACATAGGCATAACATTTTAGGAGGCATTAACTATGGCATCATTAGCAGAAATCCGAGCAAAGCTCAAAGAACAAGAAGCAGGCGCTTCGAACAACCGTCAATCAAACGGCGGCGACAACAGCATTTACCCATTTTGGAATATCAAAGAAGGCGAAAGCGCAACACTGCGTTTCCTACCTGACGGCGATGTAGACAATACTTTCTTTTGGAAAGAGCGTCTAGTTATTAAACTTCCATTTGCAGGTGTTAAAGGCGAAACAGATTCACGTCCAGTACAAGTACAAGTACCGTGTATGGAAATGTACGGCGACAGCTGTCAGATCCTACAAGAAGTACGTGGATGGTTTAAAGACCCGAGCCTCGAAGACATGGGTCGTAAATACTGGAAAAAGCGTAGTTATATCTTCCAAGGGTTTGTAACAGACAACCCGCTAGCCGATGATACTACTCCTGAGAATCCAATTCGACGCTTTATTATTGGTCCACAAATCTTCCAGATCATTAAACAAGCACTTATGGATCCAGACATGGAAGAATTGCCAACAGATTATACTGCTGGTGTAGACTTCCGTCTTAACAAAACATCCAAAGGCGGTTACGCAGACTATTCAACATCTAACTGGGCACGTAGAGATCGTCCACTTGGTGATACTGAAATGGCTGCGGTTAATGCACATGGATTGTTTAATCTTAGTGACTTCCTACCTAAAAAGCCAGGCGAAGTTGAACTTAACGTCATGAAAGAAATGTTCGAAGCGTCAGTGGACGGTGAAGCATTTGACATGGATCGTTGGGGTCAATATTTCCGTCCAGCAGGTATGGCACAGCGTACAGGTGATCCAAACACACCAAAAGCAGCTACACCAGCACCGGCACCAGCAGCAGCACCAGTAGCCGAAACTGCTTCAGCAGAAGCACCAGCAGAAGCACCAGCAGCAGGCGGCGGCGCAAATGACATTCTTGCAATGATCCGCGCACGTCAAGGTTAATAAAAGCATGCTAAAAGGGTTGCTTTTCTAAAGAGCAACCCTTTTTAGTTGCCCAACTTTTTAGATAGGAGAAAATATGGCTAAATCATTCGATCCAACGAAGTTCCGTAATTCGTTGACAAAATCTATTACGGGTATGAGCGCAGGTTTTAACGATCCTACTGACTGGATCTCAACAGGAAACTTTGCACTCAATTACTTGCTAAGTGGAGACTTTCAAAAAGGTATTCCCCTAGGTAAGGTGTCAGTGTTTGCTGGCGAATCTGGTGCAGGTAAATCTTATATTGTATCAGGCAACATTGTACGTTATGCACAAGAACAAGGTATTTTTGTTGTTCTTATTGACAGTGAAAACGCACTTGATGAAACTTGGCTACAAGCATTGCAAGTAGACACAGACGAAAGTAAACTTCTTAAACTAAACATGGCAATGATTGATGACGTTGCTAAAACTGTTAGTACGTTTATGGAAGACTACAAACAAATGGCCGAAGAAGATCGTCCAAAAGTATTGTTTGTAGTTGACTCGCTTGGTATGCTTATGTCACCAACTGAAATGGACCAGTTCCAAAAGGGTGATATGAAAGGTGACTTTGGTCGTAAGGCAAAAGCACTTAAAGCACTTGTAACTAACTGTGTGAATATGTTTGGTAGTTACAATGTAGGTATGTGTGTAACTAATCACACATATGCATCGCAAGATATGTTTGATCCAGATGACAAGATCTCAGGAGGTTCAGGCTTTGTGTATGCAAGTTCAATGGTTGTTGCTATGAAGAAACTTAAACTTAAAGTAGATGCAGACGGCAACAAAACATCTCAAGTACATGGTATTAGAGCAGCGTGTAAGGTTATGAAAACACGCTACAATAAACCTTTCGAAAGTGTGCAAGTTGAGATTCCATACGAAACAGGCATGGATCCGTATTCGGGTATGTTTGATTTAATGGATGCAAAAGGCTTGCTAGAAAAGAAAGGCAATCGTTACGAGTATGTTATGAGTACTGGCGAACCTATCTTAGAATTCCGCAAACGTTGGACTGGCGAACTACTCGATAAAGTTATGGCAGATTTGCCAGCTAAGGAAGCACAAGTTGCAGCCGATGAAGCAGAAGCTGATCGTCTAGCAAGAGAAGCAGAATTAGCTGAATTAGATGCTAGTTTGGTAAATACCGAAGAAAATACTATTGAGGATTAACAAACAATGAATGAAGAACAGGTTGCCGATATTTGGATGATGTTTAAAGAGTATTGCGATAAAAAGCAAATTGAGCTTGTAGCAGAAAAATATATAGATTTACTTGCCGACTACGGAATCGGTGACGATACTTTAAAAGAAGTCATCGGAACTGATAATGACCTAGATAATGCTGTATCGTATTATCTAGATATTGATGCAGATGGCGATCTTGATGAAGAAGAAGAATGGGATGAATAATGGGTTGGTATAGTAATGTAAGTCGAGATATTAATCAAATTCCGGCTGCTATACAATACTTTGAAACTGAACTAGCTGTTGCTCGCAATGAGTGTAAGCTAGTTGGTAATGTCGAAAAGGCAGCAGCAGAAATGCCCGGCATTGTCGAATACCGTTTCAATCAGCTACAAGAAATTGAAGCAATCCTAAACTACTTAAATATCGAACTGCGTAGATTGCGCAGTTCGTTCTTTAAGAAATATCTTGAAAATTATCAACGAGCTCTGTCTAGTCGCGATGTAGAAAAATATGTCGATGGTGAAGCAGACGTTGTTGATTACGAAAAAATCATTAACGAGTTTGCTCTTATGCGTAATAAATGGTTAGGAGTCTTAAAAGCACTTGATCAAAAACAATGGCAGATAACTAATGTAGTAAAGTTAAGAGTTGCAGGAATGGAAGATGCAACATTATAAAGGATTAAGATGCCACGGTTTAACGTATTAAGAGAACAATTATTAGAACTTATGCCTGCAAATAGTACATGTGCTGAATTAGGTGTAGGTAGAGGTAAATTTAGCAAACTTATATTAGATACTGCTAAACCTACATTGCATTATTGTGTAGATCTTTGGGGACCTATTGCAACGAATGTACAAGGAACATATTTTACAGATCAAGAAACTTGGGATGAAAGATATAGAGATATTCAAGCTGAGTTTAAAGATTACAATGTTCAGTTTGTTAGAGATATGACATATAATTTTCCCAATCATTGCGAAGAAAAAACCTTAGACTGGGCATACATCGACGGTGACCATACATACAACGGATGTATGAAAGATTTACAAGCAATTAAAAATTTAATTAAAGACGACGGCATGATTTTGGGACACGACTATCGACCAGCATGGCGTAAGCGTCCAGACTGGGGTGTGGTAGAAAGTGTAAATGATTTTGTTAAAGAAAACAATTACTATCTTACAGTAGTAACTCAAGAACGTTTTCCTTCTTACCTAATTACAAAAACAGCAGAAAAAAACGAAGAAATTTTAACAAGAGTAAAAGGCCTATGCTAGATAACACTTTTGAAACATTACTTGCAGAAAAAATGGAAAAATCTAATCACGGTCAAATGACTGCTGAAGAATATAGATATATTGCAAATTTTTTAGGTGATAAAAACTTTCTAGTTTTTGGTACAGGGCATGATACGCCGTTATGGAAATATGCTAATCGAAACGGAAAAACTTTATTTTTAGAAAACAATAAAAGATGGATAGATCCGGCTGATACTGATGTTATTAAAGTAACTTATACTACAAAGCGAGCATATCATAAAGATTTATTAGAAGAGTGGCATAACGGAAACTTTAGTAATTTAACAATGGACTTACCGGACGAAGTAACTCAGACTAAATGGGATTGCATTTTTGTAGATGCACCGCTAGGTACTACTGATAAAAAACCTGGTAGAATGCAGAGTATTTTTACTGCTTGGTCTTTTTCTACAGATACTACAAATGTTTTTGTACATGATGTCGATCGTGTTGTCGAAGATGTTTATAGTAAAACAATGTTTTCAAATGTTGTTAAAGATCTTACTAAACTAAGACATGTGCGTAAATGATATTATTGTGTTCAGCATCAGACGATTATATTGAAAAATATAAACCGTGTATTAATAGTCAAAAAGTATATTGTAATAAACACAGTTACACATACAAATTGATTAGCGGTACAAAAGAATCAAGAAACTGGAAGCGAGCAAAGATAGATGAATTAGAATATTTTCTAAATCATACAACTGATGATGTTTGTTTAATTGACGGTGACTGTTATATAAAAGATAACTGTCCTGAATTTAATGTTTTTTTAAATAATAAAAGTATCTATTATGCTAACGGCAAGTCAGGAAGACTTAACAGCGGATTTATATACTTTAAAAACAACGACGAAAGTCGAACATTTGTTAAAGATCTAAAAGAAAAATTAAAGTTAAGAATACCTAAAGGTAAAGGTTACTTTGTAACTACTGAAGGTGAAAACGGACATATAATTTGGCTTAAAGACGAATACGAAAAATCAAATCAAGATATTTTTTACGAGATACCAAAACTATGGAATTGCAGT